CCGGCTAGAAGAGATAAGCAACCTGCGGTCGGAGCAACGACGAGCCTAAGATGAACTTGAGGAAGAAGACGCGGAACGAATCCGGATTTTCGACGCAAAGCCAAATCTGGAACTTGATACCCTCGAGGTCGAAGTCTTGGATAGACCGTTCGATGCCCCCCAGACGTAATGCGGTTAAAATTATAATATGTTTTTTGTTCCTATTGTAAATGTCTGGCTCGATTTTCGTGTTTGCTTTAGTGATATCAGCTGCGTATGCATTCTTCCGTTTCGTCGAGATGCGCTTCGTTCTCAAAGAAAACCGTCCACTGAAAATCCTACTCAAGGACGCTCTCATAGTTTATTTGAGTGTAGTAACAGGACATTTCATTATTGAACAGGTTGCACCCCTGAAAAGCATAGGGGGAATGCCCGACGTATTTACCGATGATCCTAACTTTTAGATCATCTAGGGCCGCCACGTTTGTGTGTTTAGAACAGGATACTCAGATTCTGATTATCTCCAGCAATTATGTTGGAGATAATTTATTCGTCGACGTAGCTGTTAAGAGCGTCTATGTCAATCACCTTTGCTTTCTTCCCTATCTTCTTCCTGCTAGAAAGGAACTTACGGAAAACGCGCCGACCAACTTGCTGTTCAGGTTTGTGTTTTGTAACAGTCCGTGCGATCATTTTATAGAGTTTAAAGTCTGGATATCTCTCGTCGCCATTTTTTTTGTATAGTACATTTCTACCTTTATCATCTTTGCACCACTCGACAATAACAGCAGCAATAGGATCCTTCACTTTGTGCTGTTCATCCAAATCATCGATGAAGTAATCAAATAACGAGCAGGCAAGACGACATAAATCGAAGCTAGTATTGGGATCTAATCTTGCCTTCTTCTCGTTGAAATACGGCTCACAGTTGTATTGCGTGGCGGCGTCTCCTTTCGAGTGAAAACTGTCGCTGCATATTGTTTTCCCACGAAATTTGTAGATTGCTCTCCCGAAGTCGATAATTTTGTATATGCGTCCAAAAGTGGGCACTTTGAAGAACTGGTTGTTAAACCTATAGTTAATAAATGTCCTATCTGTCTCGTTGAACATGATATTATTGGTATGAAGGTCGTTGTGAGTGAACCCGAATGCTTTCTGATATGCGATAAGCATCATTACTATCTGGAATAAGCACGATCGCCACTCGTCGTCATCCATTTCGTTTTCTTCTCGCAATCTCGAGTCTAGTGTGTTATCGAGACATTCCAAACATATTACTTGTACGGGGAAATCTTTAATAGCAACCTTCAGCTCGACATCTGAATTCATACTGCCTGTGCTTGCTTCGCTAGACTTATCTGAGCTACTTGCGTCATCTTCGTCCCCTGCCTGCGACTTCTTCTCATCGCTATCGGTGTTCGAAGACCGTGAGGAGCATGTTGAGCTTGCCTTGGTGGATCTATGCTGCTGTTGTTCAATATCGTATTGGAATACAAGATTATTTGATGTGTCCATGTCTTTCGACTCGTCGATCTTCTCGCCAGTCTCAGCATTATCTGTGAAAATTCCATCAAAATCCAGTGATGAGACTGGGACCACGTCGTCCTTTATCTCGTCCTCGATCCCACCTCCGCCTATTTTTATTCGCTTCTTGTTATGCCTGGTGTCAAAGTCAAAGCCCATATCTTCCGACCAATTGACCAACTCGAATAGGTCGGTTTTGTTCTCTCGGAAATAATCAGAGTCGTGTAAATATTCAAGGTCATCTATTACATTTGTGGCGAACTTTGACTTAATAGAGAGAAATGACCCATAGAAGTCGAGGCCGTGCAAAAATTTATGTTTGTGAAGAAGTTGACTTGTTAAATAGGAAAAAAAGCTGTCGACGTATGCTGAATTATTGATGTCTGCAAGCTTAGGATGTATATTATCCATAGTTAAAGATGGTAGTGTAGTCAGCTGGTTAGAAGATATGTCTTTGTATTTCCCGATGAGGTACTTGACGGGATCTAATAACGGAGAGAATTTAAAGAAAGAAAGGCGTTTCGCAGAATTATTATCCGAGGAGAGCTTGCATACAAATTTGTTCTTATCGTCATGAGTCTCGACTGACGTCACACTGTAGTGATGATTTAGGTTGATGCTGTTATAATTATCATCGTTGAGGGAAAAAAACAATCCGTATAAAGGTACATAGTTTTGTATCTTGGTCATACCTATTTTATCTAAAGACTGGAAAAGAGAAGTGTTGTTGTTTTTTTTGTAATGAAGAGAGAACATTAGCTACTGTACATATAAATATAGCTTCATTCTAACTTATTTGTGCGTAAAGTGTCTTTTTTTTAAATGTAGAAAAATCTCATCAATGAACCTAGAACTCAAGAAATTTGATATGAAAAATATTAGTTTCAAATCTAATGAGGCGAGCGGGCCAGTGGTGGTGCTAATTGGAAGACGTGATACAGGCAAAAGTTTTCTTGTGAGGGACCTCTTGTACTATCACCAAGACATCCCGATAGGGACGGTGATTTCTGGGACTGAGTCGGGAAACGGATTTTATGCGAAGATGGTTCCTAAATTGTTCATTCATGAAGAGTATAATACCGCTATAATTGAAAACATATTGAAACGACAAAAGATGGTAATAAAGCAGATTAAGAAGGAGGTAGAAGCCTACGGGCGAAGTAATATTGATGCACGAGCCTTTGTTATATTAGATGATTGCCTTTACGACAACTCGTGGGCGCGCGAAAAACTCATGCGTTTAATGTTCATGAATGGTCGTCACTGGAAAATCATGCTGATTATTACTATGCAATATCCTTTAGGAGTTCCTCCTAATCTTCGAACGAATATTGACTATACTTTCATCTTACGGGAACCCTACATAAACAACCGAAAACGCATATATGAAAATTATGCCGGTATGTTTCCCACATTTGAATCATTTTGTCAAGTAATGGACCAATGCACAGAAAATTACGAATGTCTCGTGATATCTAACAACGCTAAGTCGAACAAGCTTGAAGATCAAATATTCTGGTACAAAGCCGACGCGCATCGAGATTTTAGACTCGGTTCCAAAGAATTCTGGGAACTATCTAAGGACATTGACTCAGATAACGAAGATGTAGCATATGACCCTACTGCAGACAGAAAAGGACCGCGAATAAATGTTAAAAAAAGCCGTTGGTAGTAATCAATGCGCATTCAAATGCACATTGATTGGTTGGAATTGCGGAAGGTACGCGTGTAACAATTGCGGGGTGAATTACAGCACGGTTATATTTTCGTGAACTTCGACGGCACTCCGCCCCCTAGTCCAGATTTACTGATAAAGTCACCTTTATCGTATGTTCTATAATCAATATCACAGCTGTGTTGCTCTGGAAGGCGATGTCCCGAGCAGAACCGTTTCTCGCAGCGACATTCTATGTCCGTCAAACGCAATTTCTTGCGGCAACCGTGGTGTGAGCAACGCGCTTTCTTGGTGCTTTTTTTTACGTTTTTCGCACGCTTGCGGTCTCCGCCTACTGGTGCTGCAGTTGTTGCGTTTCGCAATGGTTTATCTGGTACGTCTGTGCTACAACCATGGAGAACAGGTTTGACGTCTTTTGGGGTGAAATCATCTCCAAAATGCTGGCTTTGATTCATTACATTAGCGTGTTATTATAATAATCTGTGTGGGGCTCAATTTTCCTCAGAAGGATCAGATTCGGTTTTGGTAGTCGCACCATTGCCGCCGTCCGTGCTGTCTTCTTTGCCCGTTTCCTCCTCTGTTTTCTCTGAAATTTCAAGTTCTAGTTGCTTGTCACCTGCCTTAGTCCTGACATGCTGTCCTTCGAACAGCTCCTGTCGGATATCGGCCACACTTACGTTTCCCCCGTCTCCAAGATTGGACTCAATGGTGCTGGTGTTTCTGACGCCTACCAGTTCACCTGCCGAGTTAAGAGTCTGAGTTAGTTTGTTCCCGCTTTCCTTGGCTATCTTAACGTTTTCTTCAATGGCGCGTCTTTTTGATTCCGCAACGCGTTTATCAAACTGCGCCCTCGCCTTTTTCTCGTTCTTTGCCTTTTCGTGCATCAGCTCATTGAGCTCCTCTTCCAGGTACTCAACTCTTCCCGTTTTGTAGGCCTCCGGCTCCCAAGGCATCCATAGGCCCACTGGCCCTACAAATACATTATGGTGCGGGTCGACCTCGCGAATCATCCGACACCTCAACTCAGCCTCTGCTTGCGTGGGATAAGAGCCACGAACCTTTATTCCCCTCACACTAGTCGTGAAATTATGAGTATTGGAAAATGTCTCCTCTAGATCCTCGCTTTTAGCATCTACAAAGTTCTTATAGTCATCTTCAATTGTAGTCTCAGCCACCGTCTTTTTCTCGCTCTTCATGAACTCACTGAGATCAGCAGTTAAACTGTCGAAGTCGATATTGTACTTGTATGCGAGGAAATGCAGGAACTTGGTAAACTTTTGTGTTGATTTAGTGAAATCCCAATGTTTTAGGAATTGTTCGAAGTAGAATACCTCTTTCTGTTTTATTGTGTTCTCGGGAGATACGAAAGATACGCACACAAACTTTTGTCCAGCCACAGGCCTGTCCTCCTCAAGTAAATCTACATATTTAGGATTCTCTGATCCGTCGCGACTGACCTTCCGCGGGAAACTACACTCTTTAGACATCTATGAAATTATAGTCTATCTTGTTTTAAGTTTTTTTCTGTTATATAATATTTTTTTCTTAACGAATTATATAATGTCCCTCGGAGAATTAGGCAACGTTTTAGACTTAGGTGAACTCGTAAGACGCGTCGTGAAATATTTCGTAGAAGGCGTCATGGTTGCGCTCGCTGCGTACGCAATCCCGAAACGCTCGCTCAACCTGGATGAGGTATGTCTTATCGCCCTCACAGCCGCGGCCACATTCAGTATCCTTGATACCTACGTCCCAAGCATGGCCGTATCCGCCAGATCTGGAGCTGGATTCGGTGTAGGCGCGAACCTGGTTGGATTCCCGCACGTGTAAATAACTACAAATAAGATAGAATAATTGTCTAATCTATCTTATTCTCAATTATATCGTCGGAACGAATTCCCAATGCAATTCACAGCAGATTTTCTTCCATATTTCATCCTGCTCTATACGTTTTACAGGATCCTTCAGCATCGGGAAAAAAGGCAAAAACTGCGTCTCTCCGAGCAACTCGCACATCTTGTATAGCACATAATAATAGTTCAGAAAATTTACGCGGTCGTCAGGACAATGCTTGGCGTAAGGTTTTTGTATGTCCATGAAAAGACTACACAGAGTCTCCTCTAATTCGGGACTCATAACTGGCGGCTTGATTCCAAGCTTATCTTTTATGAACGGAATATGCTCATAGTACTTATTATACCCAAGTTTTTTCAATATGTCCTTAGCTTTTCTATTCGTTAATTTAGACAAACTCAGCCGTTCTTTGCGAATCTGAGTTTTGATATTTGTTATCACATCAGGCGGTATTTGTGTTGTCTCTTTGGCTTGGAACTGGGCAAGGATCTCTCGAAAGTGATTGATCCGCTTATAGGCATAAAAGCACACTTCCTTAGGAGGTTCTTTGTATGACGGTTTTTCGTGCTCAACAAGGAATTCCTTTTGTGTTGAGCAACCGTTGCAGACCATCACCCCTTCGTGTGATATGGGAATGAGCTCCCCGCTACACTTTTCGCACACGTCGTGGTCTTGTATGTATCTACTAACGTCGATAAAAGTCTCATCGATATTGCTTAGATACTGCTGTATGATATTAACCTCGTCGCGTCCTTCGTCTTTCTTTGCTGATCCTCTTGTGAAAAATGAATGAAGTATGCGAGTTCTGCTGTTACCTTCGGATAGATCTTTTTTCTTCTCAAAATAATCGAATATATATTGAGAGTTACTCAACAGATACTCTTTTTTCTTTGTTTTAATTTCCTTGATTCTTTTCTTCACCACCCGGATTTCGTCACCAATTTCTAGCCTTTTGTCTATAGTCAGATCATTGCTTGTATGTTGTGCTACCAACAATCGCTTTTGGTCAATTAATTTAGGCAGAATTTCCGTCTCTTCCTTAGTAAACTGCTGCATTAGCTCGTTGTGCTTCCCGTCGAGAGTCACTGTGGGTTTTTTCGTAATTGCTATCTTTTTATTGGCTTTGGGTTTAAAATTAGGCATGTGTACGGTTCTCATGAATAGTATTTAATATTTAATCGGTAAAAGAGTATTTTTTTTATGCATATTGAGCGGATTGAAACACGTGTTTGATTTATCCATCCATTTTCTCTCGACACTCTAATGGACATCAATGTCTCAGACATAAACAATTCTGAAGTAGATACAGTGAAAATACAAAAGATGGGATTCATATTTAATGCTCTCGAAAACGGATGGACCATTAAAAAAAGAAAAAATTTGTATATTTTTACAAAAAATCATGAAGGCAAACGAGAGGTGTACTCCGAAGAGTATTTGAGGCGGTTCATCGTAAGCAATTTTGATACTAAAGCAGCGGTATGCGGAAACGGCTGAAAAAAAGGGTAACCGACAAATTTTTTTTTCTTTAGCAATATTATAACATGGGAGGAGGATTAATGCAGCTCGTTGCGTATGGCGCTCAAGACGTCTACCTTACAGGTAACCCACAGATCACTTTCTGGAAGGTTACATACCGCAGACACACCAACTTTGCTATGGAGTCCATTGAACAGACGTTCAACGGACAGGCTGACTTCGGTCGCCGTGTGCAGTGCACGATCTCCAGAAATGGTGACCTTGCCTACCGCACATACCTTCAGGTAACACTTCCCGAGATCGGCCAGGATGGCTGCTGCAACCCAGGTGTTTGTGACAAGACCTACGCTCGCTGGTTGGACTACCCAGGTGAGCAGCTGATTTCGATGGTTGAGGTTGAGATCGGAGGACAGCGCATCGACCGCCAGTATGGTGACTGGATGCACATCTGGAACCAGCTGTGCCTGACCGCCGAGCAGGAGCGTGGTTACAACAAGATGGTTGGACAGACCATGCAGCTGACATACCTGACTGACCCATCGTTCGCTGACGTCGACTCTGCCTGTGCTGGCGTTGATGTCCCAGCGGCCGTGTGCGCGCCACGTAACGCGCTTCCAGAGACCACACTTTACATCCCACTGCAGTTCTGGTTTTGCCGCAACCCAGGACTTGCCCTGCCACTGATTGCCCTGCAGTACCACGAGGTGCGCATCAACCTTGAGCTCCGTCCTTCCGACGAAGTTCTGTTCGCTGTGACCAACCTGACTGAAAATGCCGATGGCACCCAGGATGTTCAACAGAGCCCACCGATCCTTGACGGACAGTCGGTCAAAGACGCCGTGGCTTACCAGAAATCCCTGGTCGCTGCCTCGCTCTACGTCGACTACGTCTTCCTTGATACCGATGAGCGCAGACGCATGGCGCAGAACCCGCACGAATACCTCATTGAGCAGCTCCAGTTCACTGGTGACGAGTCCGTAGGTTCGTCCTCGAACAAGATCAAGCTCAATTTCAACCACCCGTGCAAAGAGCT